TCATCGCTTTATCAACTTCAGTCCCTTGCTTGCCTCTGCTGTGGTCGCGTTTTGGTCGCATATGCGCGGGAGCTTATCTTGTATTCCGTCTAGCTTGGCGTCGAAGAAATGCGCGTAGCGACTCGTTACCGTTAAGCTGCTGTGCCCAAGTAGTGCTTGAACCGTAGTCATTGTTTCGCCCGCATTTGCTAGAATGGAAGCGTAGGTGTGGCGTAGGTCGTGAAAGCGCAGGTCTGGCCTTCCAATAATAGCCCTAGCTTTCTCAAAACTATTCCTCAGTCGCGTGTCAGTCGTTGGGAAGGGTAACTCTGCCAAAAGCCCCATCGCTTCGTCTGGCACCGGCACCACTCGCGCCTTGCCGTTCTTAGTCTGGTTTGGTCGCAGCACAATGCGACCATCCTGAATGTTGCTAGGCACTAGGCTAAGCAACTCGCCCCGCCTCAACCCTGTTAGGCACGCCATTACCACCAGCCGCCTATCAACCTCCCTGTGATCCGGTATAGCTGCCACTAGCGCCCTGATTTCATCCTCACTCAGATAGACGTGCCGCGCATTGCGTGGCATAGGCTTACGCAGTTTTGCATCCAGAGGTCTGTCTATCCAATCCCATTCCCGATACGCCAGCGACAACACCCGCTTAACGACTTGGGTGCGGTTGTTGATCGTGCTCTGCGACTTGCCCGACGCCTTCACCTCTTTCTGCATACGCCTTGCCGCGTCCAGCGTTTCTTGACCAATCAGCACACCAGGGGCGTGGTACTCAAACCATCGCGCTACCCACTGAATACTATTGGCTTGGCTGGACACGTCGTATTCCTCAACCCAGCGTGCCAACCCTTCCATAAATGATCGGCGTTCTTGCCGTCCCATCGTGCCGTTAAACTCAGCCTCAATTAATTCCGCGTGACGCCTCGCAGCGTACTCGCGGGCTTGCTTTTCCGCTTCAAAAGTCCGCTGATGACGTTTGCCGTTACTGGTTTCTGTGACGACCCAAACGCCTCGCGCTTCTCGGTATCGTGTCGTGACTCCCATAACCTTTCCTCTTTTTGAGAGCCGCGCTTGCATCTATCAATGTATGCCAGCACGGCGTCACGCTCAAATCTTACATTGCCCTCAATAGCGACATAGCCAATTACGTCTTTTAGCGCATAGGCTTTGCGGGTGCTGACAGACAGCATCTTTGCCACGTCGTCAGGCTTTAATAGTGGCTGCATAAAAACCCCAGGCAAAATAAAACCGCCATCTGGCGGAAGTTTTAAATAAAGCGAGCTTTCTGCTGGGCTAGGCCGATTTTCGCTTATAGCCAATCAACGCTGGCAAGCTAAGCGGCGCATGATGGCCATTGTCGCCATTGAGAAGTCCGTTTAATTCTGGCTGTAAAAAGTGAATATAAAGCGACTCAAGTACATCTAGGTCTTGCGCGTCACATGGCACAAAGGCAAATCGATCAAAGTCCTTTTGTTTAACATGAGCCGCTACGCGCGAAATAATGTTTACGGACTGCCCGACATAAACAACATTTTCATCTTTTATTAGAAAATAAACACCAGTCAAATGAGGCGTCTTTCCGCTGTTTTTCACAATTTCTTTGGCAGTAAGAAGCCGCCTGTCAGTTAAACTGCTGCTGAGTTGGTGCATGTTTATTTGGTGAGGCATGTTTGTTGTGGCGGCTTCTAACTCCGCATACCTAGCCTCAAGTGAGGCCAAAGTATTTCTGACGCGCTCAACTTTAGGTGGTCGTACAATATGATTCTTGGCTCTTGCGCGAGCAATAATATCTATAGGCCTATAAAGATTCTGCCTGCTCTTTATAGGCTTTCCCTTGTTTTCCCATCGATAGATGTACCCCGCCGCAGTAACTCCATCAACCTCTATTAGCTTGTTCATCCGAGACTTACCAATCCACTGTCTGAAAACTTCGCGCGGAATAAAGTCAGGTCTCCCGTAGCGCTCACATAGCTGGCTAGTACTTACGTATTGCTCTTGCATGGTGTTCTCCTGAAAAAAGAAACTGAACCAAGACGGCTTTTACCAAACCTCGGTTTCGATAAATTCGCCGCACACATGCTCCCGCGGCGTAACGATATGGCCGGAATCAATTCGCATGGTTACGTTGTCCCAGCCCAACATTGACACCCTATCAATGCCCGTCACAGGCGCTGTTCTCGTGCATTCACCCACGCTTGCGCCCAGCGGGTCCCAGTGATCGCAGCCTGCGCAGCATGGACCGTTCTTCACGTAGAACTCTTTAATGTTTTTGCGGGCCAGCGCCTCTTTTTCTTCTTTGCTTCGCACGATGCGCATTAAGAACCGGCTTGCCGCTACCTGCTCAATGTCCATACTTTTCTCCTGACAATAAAAAACCGCCTCTTGGGCGGCGTTATCGGTGCTTAGCGCTTCGGCTCACTTCATCACCCTCATCACGTAATACTCATCCCATATATGCCTAACATTTACATCGTTGTGCGCTCGCTGCATTAGCTCATTACGCAAATCAGTCAGCTCGTTAGGCGTGGCCGCTTGCCCGCACTCTGCTGACTGCTCTGCTATGTAACGAGTGCCGTCATCGGCTTTGCATGCGCAGTACGCAGTCACATGCCAGCGCAGCGGGGCGTGAGTAGCAAACGCAGCTATATCCTCATGCTTATGCGTCGGTACATGAGCGCCAAACTCCCAATCGCCATCAAGCTCATCCCCCAAGTGTCGCAGCGTCAGCACGGCACCTCGCGACCATAGTTCAGCGCGCTCTCTATACGCATCGTAGGCTTTGCGGTTAGCACCCAGCTTGCGGCGGCGCTTCTCTACAGCGCCTTGCTGGCGTTTCTGTGTGCGGTTCATGGCTGCGCCTTGCGGTAGCCCATCGCGATAAGTGTTCGTGCTAGCCACCTATCGCATGAAACACTTATGCCATCAGGCTGGGTTTCGTGTATGCGCTTAATGGCGGTTGTTAGATCATCCTCTGCCCGCTGCTCTTGGGTGCGGATGGGGCGAAAGCACTCCGCGCCAAAAGCATCTAGGCTCTTAACTTTATTGTCTCTCAGCTCAACGGTGAACGCCGCTACCATCCCAGCCTGCTGCTGAAAATGAGCGATTACACTGCACTCATGCCACGCTTCACAATAATCTACTTCACACACCGTACCCACTGGCGGTAATCCCTCGCCATTCCATTCAGCCTCCCGCAACTGCCTTTCTTTCAGCGCCCACTCTTCATCCTCCTCGGGCGTGCATACATCACGTTCAACGCGCTTTAGGGTCTCATGCCATTTGTGACCTTCGGGGATTTGGCCCTTTGTTGCCTGCTCGCTGCACATAGGCTCAACGTTCCATCCTGAGAATCGAGTGGAGTACACTGTTATTGATTCGGGCTTTTGGCCCCATGCCCAATACCATTGGCCGGTTGAGCCTTGAATCTTATATTTAGCTTCAGGAGGCGCTGCCGAATCATCTGGCTCGTTGATTAGCTCAGTTCGGCGGGCAAGCCAGTCGCTCTTATCAATAACCTCGCTGCCATCATCAAGCAGGGCAGTGCACTGCCAACCGCTGTGATATATTGACCATGCGCCAGGTGCATCAGGTGCCGGCACTTCACCATTATTAAAATCAGGCCAATGCGGCCACTCCATTGCCAGCTTCGTCAATAATTCATCACGCTTCATAAATACCTCGCATAAAAAAACCGCATTAGCGGTAGTCTTTAAACAGTCTCGTCATTAGCCGCCGGTGCAGCGATCCGCTTGGCGCTGGGGAGTTTGTCGAGCATATTCCGTACACCTAACTATCACTGTGCGGCCGTCGCGCCTAAGCTGTGGCATGGATTCAAAAGGTAGGCTGCTGCAATTTCTCAAGGCGTGGGTGCAGGTTCGGCACATCCCGCCAGCAGGCTGGTGGATCATCTTTCACACTCCATCTTCTGCCTTAGCGCTATCTGCATTTCCTCGGCAGCCTTGTGAAGGTCGCGTTCCTTCTCTAGCTCGGCAATGCGCTCAGTCAATAGCGCATTGGCTTCACGCTCGCTTTCCAGCGCTTCGGGATTGCACTCGGCATGCAGACGCTTGGCTGCGGCTTCCATATGTGAGCCGTGTTCTTTGGCAGCATTCATGCCCATCCTGGCCAAGCTAGCTTGTCTTTTGATGATGGCGTCGTGTACATCCTTGCGCACATACTCAACGGCCTCTCTTTCGTCGTGATGCTCGTTGGGCGTAGGATCATCGCACCAGACATAACCAAGCCGACCATCGCTTGCATCGGGAATTAAATAGATGCGCTCTGTTGCTAGGTGTTTAATGTCGTTAATGTCCATTTATGCCACCCTCAATCTAGCCAGTTGCTTTGCCTGATCCGCAATATCACGGCGCAGTCGAATGTTGTGCTTTGCGTTACCGTCTGCCTCGGCAATAGCTGCCAGTTTTTCATCAAACAGCGTCATCATTTCGCTGATCAACTGATCGTGCAGGCGCTCCATTGCGGCGCTATGCCGTCGATCAAGCGTGCCCGCGTGTACGGGTATCATCATGTTTATCTCCGGTAATGACGTAACGGTCTGCGCTTGGCCCCACTAGCGGCTTTTGCTTTGGCGCTAAGCGCCACGGGAAACGGTGCAAGCACTCATCGCATTGCTTGGTGTTCATCGACATAAACAGTCGCAGGCGAGTGCAACCGCATCGTGGGCATTGCTTGGTGGTGGGCTTCATAGTCCAGGCTTCAAAAAGTCGTGATTAGCGCGTCGGCTTAACTCAGACGCCAGCCAGCGCCGGCAGTGGGCTTCTCGCGCTACGTCATGTACGCGCTGCGCTTCACGTATATGCGCAATCACGTAGCGACACTCTTGATTCCAGAATCGCCGGTTTCGCTTGCGGCATGTGCTGATTTCGTCGTAGGTGGTCATACATCGCCTTTAATCCGCTTCACGCCATCATGGGGAAGAAAGTCGGTGCCTTGTGTTTGGCCAGTAGTGCGCAGGTAGTCAACCTCAACGCGAGCGCTGTCGATGATCGTGCTAGCCACGCCCTGAATAGCTTTGCCGCGGTCCACTTCGCGCTTAATGCCTTCGGCGTCTAACTCTTCATTACCCAAGCGCTCTAGCTGCGCAAACAAGTGCTCACGCAGATCGGTGATTTTCGTTTTCAAGTTCTCGGCTCCTGCGGTTCATTTTGCGAGATAGCGCACCCTTCAACTGGTAAAGCTGCGCAATCTCAGGCCCATAACGGTGGTAACTGTTTCGCTGCATGTTTTCGCTGCGACTGATTAGCTCAAGATTGGAAGGATCGAAATTGCGCTTGTCGCCATCTCGGAAAAGCACAACATAACCATCGGGTATAGGGCCGTATGCTTCCTCCCAGGCGATGCGCTGCACCTCTACCCAGTCATGTAGTGGGTAACCCGTATCTGTCATTTTCCGCTGCAAGTAGCCTTCCTTAGTGACGCGCTCACTTCCGATAGGCTGCCAGCTGTGCGGCTTTTGCCCTGGCTTAAACCTGCCTTTCTCACTGCCTGGCGGGTTAAACGGTATGCCTTTATTCCACGGCTGTTGACCTTTCTTAAAGCACCCACGCCTTGGCGGCACATAGTCATCCGCTTTCGTCAGCCCTAGTTTGTGAGCCCTTGCGGTGATAGCCTTCTCGGCACGGCCAAAAAGGCGCTCAAGTACGCGTATTTCGTTAACAGGGTAGAGACGGCGCATATCCTCATCATCCTGCGGTGACCAGGGCTTGCCGTGGTTTCGCATCATCACCTCCTTTAAGTGCCGCTCTCACGCGGCGGCATACGGCTTGCTCACGGCCCTACTGCTAATGCAGTGCCGCGCATCCTGTCGGGTAGCGCGTTAAGGAGCGGAACCGCGCAAGCTGGTGCAGTTATTCGCCCCACTGCATCCTAGGGTAAAGTTGATAAGTTATTGATCTAAAACGGGATTTCCGAGTCAAAATCATCATGCTGACCTGGATCAGTCGCGCCATAGGCTTGATGCTGCTGGCCTTGCGGCGGCTGGTTTTGCGGCGGGCGCTGTTGCTGGGCCTGCTGATAGTTCTGCTGTGGTTGTTGCTGCGGCTGCTGCCGTGGCTGTTGCTGCTGCCCGCTTTGCTGACTGCCTGCAAGCGTCAAATCATTAAGCCGAAGCGTCACAGCAAAGCCCTGGCTGCCATCGTTCTTTTGGAATTGGCGGGTGCCAAGCTCGCCGGTCACGCCTACCTGCTGGCCTTTAGTGAGATACTGCACCACGCCACCCTCTGCGCGCTTACCAAACAGTGCGCAATCAAGCCAAAGCGTTGACTTGTTATCGCCATAGCCCACATCTACAGCGACAGGAAAGCCCGCTACTGCTGTGCCGTTTTGCGTGCTGCGAACCTCAACATCACGCCCAATTCGCCCAATTCCGGTAAATACGTTCATGCTCGTTACTCCATTAAAAAGCCCCTTTCGGGGCTATTAGGCAGCCATGACTAGCTGCATTCGTTTGTCTAGCTCTTCGTAGAACGCTTCTACGCGCTCGCTGATTTTGCGAATCATCACTTCATCGCGGTAGGCTCGCTTAACGAACATCGGCATGCCTGGGTAGTAGCTAATAAAGTCAATCCATTCGCGCTCGCTGACCCACAACCCTCCTTGGCATTGGGCGATATGCTCCTTGGGAATCTCGCCATCCAACAGCACTTCAACCTGAAACTTGGGTAGCTTCGTTTTAATCTCTGCCAGCCCATCATTTCCAATCAAGCTGTCAGGGGAGTAGCCAGCACCATAGTTAAGGATGATGCCCACTTGCTCCAATTCCAGCCCGTAGCGCTCGGTGTAAAGCTCCCTGGCCATTGGCTCCAATAAATGCCCGCGCTCGGTGTGGCGATTGCCCTGGAAGGCGTCGGAGGGTTCCTCAGTGATGCGCTCACCGATAAGCTGGTTCATGTAAGTGATAGCGCCGGCACCAAAGCCAGACGGCCCCTTGCCATTAACCAGCAAGCATTGAAGTTCGCTCATGGTCACGATGCCCATGCGGGCTAAGTGCCAAGCCTCAGTGCCTTGCTCTAGCTCCTTAATGACCTGCATTAGCCGTCTCCTGCTGGGCAACGATCTTGCTTAGCTGCGCTATGGTGCTATCGAACTTGGCCTTCGGCACTTTGCTGGCGTCGCCATAATTTGATGCAAACCACTCCTGAGTAGTCTCTGGGCATGCGGCCAGCGCCTTAGCTATCTGCGCAGACTGGAAGGATGTAACTAGCTTGGTAGGCGCTGATGACTCACCATCATCATCTTCGCCGCGTGTAGTGATATTGAGCAGCGAGCAGATCACGTATCGCTTGCCGTAACTGGTAGAGCTACCGAAGGCCTGGACTGCATTTTTGCTACCGCTGGTGTCAGCAGGCAAAATCATTGCCGTTTCTTCGCGGTGCCCGCCTCTGTGCATCAATACGCCGGTGACCTCAACGGCTCTATCCAGAGTCTTGACGCGGAAGCTGACCGCAAACCCATGACGCTGGAGGATAGGGCGCACCTCATCAACAATATCCTCAAGACTCGCGTAATTGCCGTTATGCGATTTGCCACGTCTAGTGATGCTTGGGATTTCTGACTGCATGGCCGCCATTGCCGCGCTGTAGTCGGCGGAGGCCTGTCGATCCATGACGCGCTCCTGCATTTGCAGCAAGCGCTCCATCTTGTCAATGTCCACATCTGGATTCATCGCGGCCCGCTCAATCACCTGGATGATGGCGGTGGCCTCATTGCGCGGCGCTTCAACGGATAGCGCTGCCTCTTGTGTTGTCGCAACTGCATTGCTCATATAAACTCCTTAGCTGATCTTCTCGACGTTGATCTTGGCCCGCTACCTGTTTGCCCAGGTAAGCGGGCTTTTTAGTTGGCGGGCGGCGCAGCTAGCGGCTTCCAGTGAGTAGGATTGCAAAGAAGCACGCCGTTAAACTCACTGTTCACGGGGTAAGTTCCAAACTGGAACCGACCATTGGTCACCAAAAACGCCACCAGTTGCTCTCGCGTATCGCTGCAATAAACCTGAACGTCCTCGCCTTTAGTGGGGAGCTGCTCATCAACGCTTATCCATCCAGCTAGCAGTGCCTCTAATTCGTCTTGCTCGCGATGGTCCAGCCGCTTAGTGCCTTTGGTTACCGTAAACACGCCACGGCTAGCGCTATCAAAGTGCCCGCCGGTGACTTTCCACTCGCTCATAGCTCACCCCGTTGGCGTTTCTCGCTCCACGCTTTAATCAAGTGTCGTACGATCAAGCTGTCAGACTCCTGAAGCAGATAGTCGTAAAGCTCTTGCTCTTGATCCGGCTCACGCATCCATGCGACGAATTCATCCGCTGCCCATACTTCGCCATCATCAAGCGCTTCTTCGGGCGTCAGCTCACGGTCCGGGTCAAATTGAGGGAAGCGGACGGCGTTCTGATCCGGTACTGCGTATGCTGTATTCATTTTGCGGGCCTCAGTCCTGGGCAATGCTCTTCTGCAATGCCGCGATAATCGGGATGGCCAGTTCTGCGCAGCGGGTCAATGCCGCGTGCCGCTTCGGCTTGCCAGACTGCGACGTCTGCGCAGTAGGTGCGGTGCAGATGTCTTTCGTCAGCGGCGTCTAAGTTGGCGGCTAGCACCATGCTGCCGGTGACGACTAACAGGGCAGCGAGGCTAAGTGTTCGCGTGGTCATAGCGCGTTACCTTCTTGATTAGCTCAATAGGAAAACCGCAACGCTTAGCGGCTCGCTTAGCATTTTTGCGGCTACAAAAAAGCCCCAGATGGGGCAGTGGGGTGATGATGTGCCCGCGCTGTTTGCGCAGGATGAAGGCGGCTCTCATGGTTTACCTCGGCTTTCAGCAATCTTCTCTGCTTCTTGCCACACCGCACACCAGCCGCATTTTTTTCCAGCCAGCGCTCCGTTGTCGTAATCCCAAACACCCGGAACTGAATGGCTATGGCCGGGAGCATTGCCGTTCCTGCTATCGCGGTGCGGGATTTCGCTAACGACCGCAGCGATAACGCCATGCGCTTGATTGCGCTCACGCTCTGCAACCTCTAGTCGGTTGAGTAGCTCGATTGCCATTCTGGCCGGGATACTGATTCCCGATTCTGCAAACTCTTTGATCACTGCAATATCAGAACTCATAATCACCTCTCTCGAATTAGGCGCGCTGCCTCTGCAACTCTCGCAGTGCCAACATTGATAGAAGAGAAGCAGCGCGGGCATGGCAGCTCAGTGAAGTGCCATGCCAATAAAAAAGCCCGCGTGGGCGGGCAAAAGGGTAGGAGTCGATGCAATAACATCGGAAAGGGCTCGGTTGCCGACGCGCCTTGCTCAAGGCGCTATGAGTGAGCGATTCTCACGGGCCAAACCCTTGCCGATGCCGCCTGTATTCTCAGCCCAGGCGGCAGGCTCTACACCGCACTACGTAGCGGATCACGACCCCTGTACGCCAGGGGTGGGCGTCTTACTGACTAGCCTTAAATAAGGCAAATACGTCACGGTTGCCTTTCTCAACCATTCCAGAGAGGGCGGCAACGCGGATCTCCGTGTCCGTATGGCGTCGCCTTTCGTCGGTATCCAGCTGATTAAGGCGCGTATGCGTTAGGAGTGAGTTAGCCTTGCGCAGCCCCTTGCTCATGTAGCGGCTTACTTCCTCAGCTGCGTATCGCGCTTGCTCTGATGGCGGAACCAGTCGATAACCGCGCCCTCGCACGTTTTGCAAGGCAATCTGGTGATCGTGTAGCAGAGTCGTTTTCAACGCATCCATACGCTCTAGCAAGATGAACTCGTTTTCACGCACCGCTTGATCGTTAATATCAAGCGCCCATCGCAACCAGTCGTGGCTAACTAAATCGCCATCCTGAAAGTCGGATTGCATGAACCGATCAACCGTTAGACCCAGACTCCACCCCTGTACGGGAAAGTGCTGTGCGACTGTCATTGCATAACCTCCACATCAAAGCGTCCGAACTTCGGGCGATAATCACCAATGCCGCAATATTGGCCGCCATCTTGCAGGCACTTGATAACCTGCTGCCTGTCGATTGACTCAGGATCAAACGCTACTTCGCACGTTAGCGACCAGTGATTGAAAATAGGCCGGTAGCGCATTAATCGACTTGTCTGAACCTTCACCGAGCGGGCGTCATAGAACCGTTGATTCCATAGCTTTTCTACGGTGCGTGGCCCGTCGTATTCGAGCTTGCACTTGTCGTCGATAATCTCAACGCTGCGCTTAAGCTGCGTGCCTAGCTTGCTCAGCTTGCCGCCTGCAATCATGCTGGCTTCGATGTTGACGCCGGGAACGTATGGCCCCAGTTTTTCATCGAAGTACATGCCGCCGCGCCACTCGCTTTTGGCGATCAGCTCGTGATCGTCATCCGTTTTCTTGCGCTTGCCGGTTAGCGTTTTGTGCGCCTTAGTCAGCGGGTTAAGCGGATCAGCGAAAATGTCAGCGTGCATAAGAAGGGGGCGTGCGCCCGTTAGCTTTACCTTGATGATTTCCACGAAAGTCACTCCTTGTTGTCCGCTGCGTGTGCCTTGCGCCGTATGCGCTGCACTGTGCTTTGCGGTGATGCTGAATACACCGGAGGGCACCCGAACCGGATGCCAACCGCTGAAACCAGCCCTTGCCTTGCACTGCCACTCCGTGCCATACCCTGCCGCGCCCCACCTAACCCCGCGATGCTTTCGCACCGCATAACGCTCTCAATGAAAGCGCTACACGCTGTGTCAGCCCTTGCCAAACCCGGCCTAACCAAGCCTCACCCAGGCATTCCGAACCAAGCCGCATGATGCTTTCGCACCGGAAAGGCGACTCTCTGAATCGCCAGACCGCTACGTTGTAGCCCTTGCCTCATCTAGACCTGCCGCACCGCGCCACGCCCGACCTAACCCGGCCTGAGCACGCCTCAATGGTGGCTACCCACCGCACAGCGCCCGTTATAGACGCTGTACGCTTTGCAGCCCTTGCCTAGCCAGGCCAGACCTCGCCACGCCGTGCCTTACCGCGCCTTGCCACGATGGAGTGATGCTTTCGCATCGCGCAACGCCCTCAAAGAAGGCGCTGCAAGATGGCCTGATACTTCAACAGCCTCAGGCAGGCGTACTCCTATCGACCTCTCGTGAGATGCAATCCCCTACGGGCGGATAGGCTTATCTGATTTTTAAAGAGCCTGCTGTTGGTCGGTCAGCATCCGGTGATTCCGTTTCGGTGTTCATACTGCGCTTCCATGTGTTGAAATTTAGCACGCGATGTTTAGCACGTCAAGGGCGTAATTTAGCAAAAATGGCAATAAAAAAAGCCCAGCTAAAAAGCTGAGCCTTTCTTAGTAAAAGCCGACTACGTTATTCGTCTTTTTTATCCTCGCTTTCACTAAGTAAAAAGTCTATTGCTGCTGCCATGCGCGCTACCAACTGATCGTCCACCGCCTCTTGCATAAAACCTCCGTGTGAAAAGAATGTATGAATATACAGTTTAGCTGCTGGATGGTTAAAATCCAACCGCTAAAACTAGTTCATTTTTAGCAGAGGTCGTGCAAAAACTAAACCTTTATAGGCAAAAAAAAGCCCCTAGCAGGCGGCCAGGGGCTTAATGAGAATTTTTAAAGCAGTTTGTTGGCAATATCACCCGATATAGCGGCTGGGTCGCGCTTCGCTTTCAGTTGGGCGTAGGTCTGTTTCATTAGTCCATCTAATTCGTCTTGGCTTATTTCAGGCTTTAGGCGCTGCACTAGCGGGAAAACAATGGTAGCCGCTTGTCCGACAGCTTTAGCATCGGCATCTCCACTATGACGCAGTGAATGAGGCTGCTCGTGTACTGATCCGGTTAGCCACTGCGCACTAACATTTAAATTGGCAGCTAGCTCTGCCCATTTATCAACATCCGGCACAACCAGGCCGCGCAACCATTTACTAGCTGTCTGCGCAGAAACGTCCATATCTTCCGCAAGGCGCGACGCCATGCCGTGCTCTTTGCCGTATTTAGCCGCGCACGCTTGCTTCAAGCGCTCCCCGAAAAGCTCCCTTTTATCTGGTTCTAGTCGCATATCTAACCGCCTCGAAATCTAATTAGTAAGCCCTTTCTTCTATTCTGGCCTAAGCATTGAAATCTAGCAAGCGCTGCGCTCGTTTAGTTTGCTCGTTCGCCATTTACGTGCTAAATTGCGCACTATACAAGCAATTATTAAACCGGAACGCTATGATGCTTAAAGAAATCATCGACTCGATTGGAACCAATCGACTCGCCAGAGAGTGCGGTGTGACAGACGTTGCGGTGGTGAGCTGGAAGCAAAAAGGATTGCCAGTTCGCAGAGGTAACGCACAGAAGCGCCGCGCCCACTACGAGCGAGTTATTGCACGTATGGCAGGAATGAAAGTAGGGGAGCTAAGAGAGCTTCTCGCAAAGGAAGAGGCTGAGCACAAGCAAGCAGCCTAAACGCAAAAAGCCCGGCGCGCTGGGGAGCGAGAACCGGGCTTTAAATACACAACGTGTTGAAGGAATTAAAGCATGGATAACGAAGATCAGCAAGCTAGCCAGCATCAATGGGAGCGCTACGAGTTCGCCAAGAAAGAGCGCCGCGCTTTGCAGCGTTCTGGTGTTCCGCTCGTTGAAACCTACGAGCAGTTTATTTCCCGCATCACTCACGAGCTGGGGGTTTAAAAATGGCCGGAATCGGATTTGTTTATGTAATGACTAACCCGGCCATGCCTGGAATTGTCAAGGTAGGTATGACTGACAGGTCTCCGCACGCACGCGCTATGGAGTTAAGCGCAGGAACCTCTATCCCTTGCCCGTTTGCAGTTGAATATTACGTTGAAGTCGGATCCCCGAGAGAGGTTGAGGCTGATTTTCATGATGCGATGGCAGATTTTAGGGTTAATCAAAGCAGAGAGTTTTTTGCAATGCCTGTTGAGCAGGCGATTTGCGAGATATCTCTAGGCGTAATAGGGCTAAAAGGCATCCTGTCTTCATGGCATAGCGATAAATACCACCCGAGTAAATACGAAAGCTTTCATGCCTTTACAAGAATCTCCATCTCGCCCAGCCAGATAAACAACCATTTATCCGGCGCTAGGCAGTCTGAGCTAAGCCTCCTGGTTATTGAAGGAGGTAAAAAATGAGCGAACATCGAGCATTCCGCGGGGTGTGGATACCCGCAGAGTTATGGATGACCAAAGAGTTATCCATTCAAGAAAAGCTCATGCTAGTTGAGATTGATAGCCTTCAGCACCCTGGTCGCGGGTGCTTTAAATCTAACCGGAAGATGGCTGAGTTTTTCGGTCTATCCGCGCCACGTATCTCAGCAATCATTTCTTCTCTTACAAAGAAGGGCTTTATTCGCGTCGAACAGATTCGCGACGGAAAACAAACGGTGGAGCGTCGCATATTTATGGAGCGCTCTATCCAAGAGGCCTTTGGTGGTCAGGATACAAAAGGGGGGTATTCAGGATCCAATGAGAACCCTAGTCAGGATACAAAAGGGGGGTATTCAGGATCCAATGAAGAGAGGGGTTCAGGGGTTAGGGGTTCAGGTTTAGGGGTTCAGAGTGAGAACCCCCTTGTCTCGTCTGACGACGTGACGGCTGTATTTGAGTTCTGGAAAACGCAGCTAGGAAAGACCAGAACCACCAAGCTGGACAACAAGCGCCGCACCAAGATCAAGACCGCTCTGACTGATTACGGCATGGTTCAAGTGCAGCAGGCCATCATCGGCTGTACGCTTTCCGCGCACCACATGGGCCAGAATCCTCAAAACAAGCGCTATGACGACATAGAGCTAATCCTTCGTGATGCCAAACACGTTGAGCAGTTCATTGGCTATTTTGACCGCAAGCCTACCAACGTAAGCCTTTACGACAATCGCCCCCGCCCCAAGCACACTGGCCTGGATCAAGCCAACGCCGCTGGGTTACGCCAACGCGCTGATGGAGCCTATTCGCTATGACCACTAACCCCATCATGGGCGTGGTTGAAACGAAGCGCGCCCACTGCGAAACACACGGTGATTATGAATCGGTGCTGCTGAACCTGGGACAACCCCGCTGGACTGGATGCCCTGGGTGCTCAAGGGCGGCTATTGCTGACCATGAAGCTAAGCGCGCCGTCGACCAGCCAGAAGAACTACGCCGCCTGCAAGCCCAAGCCATGCTTGAAGCCGCTGGCGTGCCGCGTCGCCTGCAAACGGCCACGCTAAGAACCTATGTGAGCGAGACCGATAGCCAGCAAGCAGCGCACAAGTTGGTGTGCGAATACGCCAAGCACCTGGGCGAGAAGCTGGAAAGCGGTGACGGCCTGATCATGATGGGCAACATGGGCACTGGCAAGACCCACCTAGCCGTTGGCTTGATCCGCGTGGCTACCCGCACCCATAACGTCAAGGCGCGCTACGTAACCGCCCCTGCGCTGTTCTCCCGCGTTCGCGCTTCTTACTCAGGCAACGGCGAGACAGAGGCCGATATTCTCGCTGAATACGCAGACACACCGCTGCTCGTGCTAGACGAAATCGGCGTGGGTAAAGGCTCTGATAACGAGCTGAACCTGATCTACGCCTTGCTAGGCCGCCGCTACGACGAATGCCGCCCCACGGTGATTATCACCAACCTTATGAGCGAAGACCTCCGTGCATGGCTTGGGGAGCGCGTGGTTGACCGTTTACGCGAGACCAGCCCTGTCGTTTTGTTCAACTGGGAATCTTATCGGGGGCGCGCATGAACCTGTTTAGCTTTGACGCTGAAGCGTCCGTGATTGGCTCCGCGTTTATTGAGCCGGATTTGATTGCCGAGCTAGCCGACATCGTTAAGACCGATGATCTTTACCACTACGAGCATCGCGTGGTGTGGGGCGCATTGATCAATACCGCTAAACAAGGCGGTAGCACCGACATCGTGACGATTAGCGAGTACCTGGAATCTATCGGCGTGCTTGATGACATTGGCGGCATGGCGGCATTGGCGGAAATGACCCGCAACACGCCAAGCGCAAACAATGCGAAAGCCTACGCCGAGATTGTTGCTGACTTAGCCCAGCGCCGCCGTCTAGCTGACTTGATGCCCGAAACAGAGGCTACCTTCGCTGACCGCCAATCAGACACTGACACGCTGATAACGCAGGCCGTTAGCCGCCTGGAAGCGATGCGTCGCAGCCGTAAAAACCAGCTACTTCGAGCTGCTGACTACTTGGGTGAACAGTTTGTCGATCCGCTTGATCGCCGCGCAAACGGTGATGAGGATGCAATGGGGCTGCCTTACGGGCTTAAAGAGCTTGATGAGGCCACGCTGGGCATGAAGGACAATGAGCTAGTGATCGTTGGTGGTCGCCCATCAATGGGCAAAACGGCCTTTATGATGAACTGCCTTCGCGCTGCACTAAACACCCATGCGCCGGTGCTGGTGGAGTCGCTAGAGATGAAGCGGCCAGCTTTGTTTAATCGCCTGATTGCCAGTATTGGCGACATCCCTCTTGCAGTGCTTTATGACCCGCGCAACAACGATATAGACGCCTACTGGTCACGCCTATCATTCCCAGTTGTGCAGGTTAAAGAGTCGAATCTGTATATCAATGACGAAACGCCCCGCACGATCAGCCAGATACGCGCCCAGGCCAAAGAGATTTACGACCGCCATGGGCGCATCGGCCTTGTGATGATCGACTACTTGGGCAAGGTTCGCATTGAAGGCGACTACGGCTCACGCCATGACCGCGCTATTGAGGAAGTAGTTGCCGGTGCCAAGTCAATCGCCAAAGAGTTTAGCTGCCCAGTAATGCTGCTATCCCAGCTTAACCGGAAGCTGGAAGACCGCCCGAACAAGCGCCCAAACATGGGTGACCTCAAGGATTCATCGGCTATCGAGCAAGAGGCTGACACCATCCTATTCCTGTATCGCGACGAGGTTTATCACCCTGATAACCCTGATAGCAAAGGCATTGCCGAAATCATCATCGGTAAGCAGCGCGAAGGCCGCACCGACACCATCCATGTTGCTTCTCGACTTGCCAACGCTCGCTTTGAAGACCTCGCTCCGCGCCACTATGAGGAGTCGTTCTCATGATGCTCTCTATCAAGCAACTCGCACAGCTACGCGCCAAAGGCATCTTTGTGCGCATCGAATTCGCCAACGGCGTCGTTAAGTGCAGTACACCGCAAGGCGTGACGTATTACGCCCGCAACGAGCTAGAGCGGATGGCTGAGTCTACGGGGGTGCAGGTATGAAGCTCACAGCCTTCGAGCTAGCACAAAAGCCAGTATCAACTAAGAAGCCGAAAGGCGCTCGCTATCGCGCCGTTTATTCGATTGTCGATAACAACGAATACCGAGCAGACCTTGCGACTGCGCACAGAGCGCCAGAGGTAGCAAAAAAGTGGGGCATCGCAGCCAGCACGGTACGCCAGCATCGCTGCAACTTACGAAAGCGGGGTGAGTTATGAGCAAAGCTAGCCGCGCACGGCGCTTTTTCGACTATGAGCCATGGGCTGAATGGGAAGATGAGTTTGTCACCGAAGTCTACCCGCTGGCGAGTTGGAAGATTGCCGAGATCGCCAAGAAGCTCGATAGAACGGTTGATGCTGTTGTCTCGCGTGCTCATGTGCTGAGCGTCAAGCGTCCGCCTCACCAGCTCGACTACGACGCTATCTGGCAGCTATGGCAGAAGGGTTACAACTACAGCCGCATCGCAAACCGATTAGGGTATTTAGCGCCGTCGGTTAGCTATGCCGTTAAGGCGATGCAGAGGGGGCGGGTATGAGTAAGGAGCAGCCTATTCACCTTCGCCTTGAGATTCTGCGAGACGATAACGGCAATCAGAGAGCGGCCTGGGTAGCCGCTTCTGCTACCGATGCGACAGCTATGCGAGAACGCGGTTACAAGCCAGGAGCGGTTACCAGGGCTGATATGAAGCAGCCGCGCAACATTGGTTTTCATCGGCTTGCCCACGCCATCGGCGGATTGATTGCTGAGCATATCGACGACTTCAACGGCATGGGCCAGCACGAAGCCATCAAAGAGTTGCAGTTCAAAAGCGGCATCGAGTGCGAAGTCACACGCACCGAAATACCCGGCATTGGCATCTTGGAAAGCAAGCAGCCGCGCTCGCTGGCGTTCTCCGCAATGGAGCAAGAACGCTTTTACAAGTTTGTAGCAAGCGTGTGTGAGTACATCGCGCAAGGCTACTGGCCGCAATGCACGCCTGAGCAAATCGAAGATATGGCGTCGGCAATGATTAGCAGAGAGGAAGCGTAATGCTTAAAGCAACGCGCATTGAATCCAAGCATGTTCGCCAAGCGGCCAAAGGCGAGCATTGCACGCTGCAAATTGTCGGCGCTTGCAGTGGTGGCACCGAGACAACCGTATTAGCCCACTTGCCGGATGAGTCGCATGGCATGAGCCGCAAGGCAGACGATCTTAGCGCAGCATTCTGCTGTTCAGCGTGCCATGACGTACTTGATGGGCGTCGTCGCTGGCCGGAAAGCGAGGATCGTGCAGACGTTAAGCAGTTCTACATGCGTCGCGCACAGACGCGCACGCTTCGCCGCTTAGTGGAACTAGGCGTGGTGACCATAAAGGGAGTGAAGCTATGAGTAAGCGCGAAATCGACCCCATCACCGGATTCCCTATGCACATGGTCGACCCGGGCTATGAGGTTGCTGGGCCTGTTGCTGCCACTCTAGAAAAACAGCCGCGCTATCAGGACGCTAAAGGCGAGGACTGGATAGACGAGTTCGCCCGCACTGCAACGGCTGACGAGTTTCGCGGGGCTATGCGCTTCACCATCGGAAAATATAACCGCCGTGCTGGAAAAAAGGACGCGCTAATAAGCGAAATCCGAAAGATGCGTGATTACTGCCAGCGTTGGGAAGATTACGAGCTAGCCCTGCGAGGTGACCAATGAGCATCTGGATTTTACCCGCCGTAGCGCTAGTGGGTGTGATGGCTATTGTCGGCTTTGCGGCATACATCACGCACGGATACGACGACCAGGGCGAGCCAATGGAGCAACAGCATGATCATGATTAGCAGTAAGGCTGGGCAGCGGCTGGCGAAAGCAAAAGCGAGTCGAGACGATCAGCAGATGATCCATAGTGGCGGTGGAGATAACTGGCGCGAGCTGCGCAATGCCCGTCATCAATTTGCAGTTGCTGCTGAGGATTTAGCAGATGAGCTGATAGCTGATTTTCATCACTGCGTCGAGGGGGATTGATGCGCCTATTCATCCCCTACCTGGGCCCAAGCACTAACGCTATATACGCGGGCATTCACTGGACAAAGCGTAAGGAGGCTAAAGACGACGCCGCGGTAGCGGTTGAGGCTGCTATCAACAAAGCCGATATCGGTATGCCGATATCCAGCCGCGTTGATCTTGTGTTCACGCCGCAGCTAGGCAAGGGTGCGCGCAAGCGAGACACCAGCAATAACAGTATGACGGCCAAGCTGATTGAGGATGCGCTGGTGAAAGCTGGTGTGCTCAAAGATGACACAGAGCAGTACGTGCGTAACGTGACGTTATGCCCTGCCCAGGTGGATCGAAGCGCAGACACTGGCATGTGGGTCGAGCTGATACCTGTGGAGGTGGCAGCTTGAAATGGAAACTGAAAGACCGCGCCAATGACCGCTGCATCGTCAGCGACTGTGGCGAGTACCGGATAAGCAAGTACACGCTAAGCGGCGTTGATCTACTTCTGGTGTACCACGCCAGCAACGAGATTGGCAGCGCAGAGAATGGCAATGAAGCACGCAAGATAGCGGTTAAGCACAAGGGGGCAGTATGAGTTATTTGGATTCTAATCCTCGCGTGAGTTGGGCAAATGCGTTTGAGAGTGGCATCCGCACACAAGCCGCTGCCGACTTAGAAGAGGCTGGCTGCCAGGTGCAGACAAGCGGCGCTAAGAGCGGCGGCTGCTATGGAGACGAATACACGCCCGTTTACTCAGCTATCCGGCTAATGGAGCGTGAGCAGCCTTTGCTGGCCGCTGTAGGCCACTGGCTGAGCCTTGCGGATACTCCCGCGGCTAACCAGCACTTAGATGACGTGGCCGACGCCGTACTAGCGCTGTACGTTGCCAAGACGCCTGAATGGACCACCTACCGCAAAGCGCGCAAGGAGCGCGTAGAGGCTCTTATCCAGGCGCGCATGATGCAGGAGCGCAATGATATGGATGGCAGCCGCCCGCTGTGGCAGCCGCTAGAAGTGTGCTTCTACTGTCAGGAATACATGGGGGTGAGGCTGATCGCTAAGAACTGGATACAGGATGGCTGGCACAAGGAGTGGGCAAAGCTAGGCGACATTCTAGCGGCGCTTGAAAGCGAGGCCATGGAGCCGATTTATCAGGTAGTCAAAAAGACTAATCGACTGTACAAAAAAGCAGCATAAAGCCTTGACCCCACAATAAGGTTCCAGTAAGGTGTATTTCACTACGCTGAACAAATTGCGCTTCACCAGCCCTTGATTATAAAGCCTCGACTCTAATCAGTCGGGGCTTTTTGCGTTCTATGCCGTCCTGCGAGCTTACTCCTCGCCCTGAGACAGGGGCGGCAACCCATTCCCATGCCTCGCTTATGCGGGGCTTTTTGTTTTCCGAGGTGTGTATGGCTACCAGTCTAAAGCAGCGGCTGGTGGCAGCCGTTATTGATCGCGAAGGCGGCTACATCAATCACAAGTCGGATCGCGGCGGCCCCACTAACTACGGCATCACCCAGGCAGTTGCTCGCGAAAACGGCTATCACGGGGATATGCGAAAGCTACCCAAGTCGCTAGCGGTGCGTATCTATGAGGCTCGCTACTGGAACAGCATCCGCTTAGACCGTATCGCGCCCATTAGCGCCACGCTTGCAGAATACCTGTTCGACTTCGGTGTTCATTCCGGCCCAGGGCGAGCAGTGCAAGAGCTACAGCGCACGCTCAACGTTCTCAACGGTCGCGGCAAGCTGTTTGCTGACATGCCGGTTGATGGTGCTGTTGGCCCCACTACGCTAAATGCCCTCGCTGATTATCGAAAGCATCGCGGCGGTGCAGGCGCTCACGTACTAGCTGAGTCTATTAACGGTATGCGCATCGCGTTCTGCCGTGGCCTTGCTGAGCGAGATGAGCGGCAAGAGGATTTTGCTTATGGCTGGTTTCACCGCATCGTTAATCTGCGTAACGAGGTAGAGAGCGACTACGGGGAACGCTTAGCGCTTTCGCTCTATTCAGAAATAGATACGGGGGTCGCTTAGCGTCATGGCTAACGAAAGCATACAGCGCACTCAGCTAGACCGCATTGAGGGCAGTCTTGAGCATGTAGATGCCCGCGTTGGGCAGGTGCTTGAGCGCATGGCTCGCGTCGAAGAGCGGCAAGACAATCTCGGCGCGATGGTTGAGTCGCACAGAGTCAAGCTGGAATCGCACGAAAGGCGTATCGGTGCTGCTGAACTACATCAAGCAGTACAAGAGCGAACGCAGGATTCAGATTCCCGCAGAAGCGACGGGCGCTGGTCTGGTGCAGGTGCTATCGGAATGGTGCTGATGGGCGGGTTGCTTAGCTTTGTCGCGTACCTCGCTATCAACTATCTAGAAAACCTGTGAGGCCGTGCCATGAACTTAGTCACTAAAGCGCTTGGTGCTATCACTGGCCCGCTATTCGGCGTGATTGATAAAGCTGTGACCGATAAAGACGAAGCTAATCGCCTCAAACAGCAAATACAGTCTCAGTTGATCGACTCGAAAGACAGCATCGTAAAAGCACAGATGCAGATCATTCTCGCAGAGGCGCAGGGCGAGAGTTGGGCACAGCGTAATTGGCGTCCGGTATTGATGCTGGTAATTGTTGCTGTGATTGCGAACAACTACCTGCTGGCACCGTACCTTGGTGCGATGTTCGGCGTCGGCTTGATGCTCGACTTGCCAGAGCCTTTATGGAATCTAATGACGCTAGGCGTTGGCGGGTACGTTGGCGCACGCACGGCGGATAAGGGCATTAGCGCATGGCGTGAAGTGCAGAGTGAGCGCAATCGCACACAATCGAGCCTTTACCGTGAGGCTGATACCAAGTAGGCGCGTCGAGGCGTGGCTAAGGCTTCACTACCCGTCACCACGCGGCGTGGTGTAGATGCGCATCAAAGAGCGTTCCGTTTTCCTGGGCGCTCTCTAATGTGTATTAACCAAGGAGTGAGCAATGGGCGGTGATTCGGAAGAGATGAAGTTTCAGGAAGGCGAGATCAACTGCTTTGATGATTACGCACTTGAGTCTGCTATCGGCTCTACAGCAGAGGCCGCGCATGGCAAGCAAGGTTTGACGGAGATGATTCTACAGTCGCACCTCAAGATGTTATGCGCTCTACAGTACAAGCGCTTATCAAGTGCCTGTGACGAAAGCCATTAAGCTGAATAGGTAACGATATGAACGATGAAAACGACGGCTTGTAAAACTTTGCAAAGGTAACGATATGACTAAGAAGCCAGATTGGGAGGCAATAGAATCAGCTTTCCGAGCTGGCTCTTTGTCTATCCGCAACATTGCCGACCAGCACGGCGTATCAGATACCGCTATCCGTAAGCGAGCCACTAAGCATGGATGGCAGCGTGATCTTACAGAGCAGGTTCAGAAAGCGGCTAGAGATAAGCTAGTTCGCAAGAAGGTTCGCGAAGCTGGTTCGCAGGAGCAGTTGCGAACTGACGCCGAGATCATTGAAGAAGCGTCTACCGAAGCGGCCAGCGTCGTGCTTAGGCACCGTGCAGGCTTAGCGCAATGGCGCAGCATCTCCGACAAGCTGTGTGCTGCACTGGCAGAGATGGATGTCAACGAAGACAACCACGACAAGTTCAGTCGCTCACTAAATGCGGGCGTCGATGCGCAGCTCAAGGTCATTAAGGGTGAGCGTCAAGCGTATAACCTGGATGAACCCGGCGACAGTGAAGACGAACCGCAACGAGTCAACAAGGTGGAGATAGCCATTGTCGGGCAGGACGCTACAGATACAGGCGACGAAGCCGCAAGCTGAGTTCCTGACCCTCAAGGCTAAGTATCGTCTTTTCTGTGCGGGCTTTGGTTCGGGCAAATCAGAAACAATGGCGAGCGCTGCATTGATTGACGCCAGCCAGTCAGCGTCGATTCTGGTAGGGCTTTACGCGCCCACCTTTGACCTAGTGCGCCTGATTACCGCGCCCCGTATTCAGCTCAAGCTAGCCGAGCATGGCGTCGTTCACCGCTACAACAAGAACGACAACGCCATCTATACCAGCTCGCCAGGGTTTGGCGACTTCATCATGCGCACGCTGGATAACCCTGAGCGCATCGTTGGCTATGAAACCTACACCGCCCACGCGGATGAGCTAGACACGCTCAAGACGGAACATGCCCGCAAGGCGTGGAACCAGATCATTGCCCGTAACCGACAGCGCCCCAAGGGGCTGACTGAACCGTTCAATCAGGCGAGCGCGTACACCACGCCGGAAGGCTTTAAGTTCTGCCATGATCGTTGGGTGGCTAATCGCGGCCCATCGTACGCACTGGTACAGGCGTCTACGTATTCAAATCCGTATCTGCCCAAAGACTATATCGAAAGCCTGCGGGAAAGTTACCCCGCTGAACTGATCGACGCTTACATCGAAGGCAAGTTCGTCAACCTGACGACCGGCACGGTGTACAGCGCTTATGACCGCGAGCGTTGCCGCAGCCATGAGACGATCAAGCAAGGTGAGCCGCTATTCATCGGCCAAGACTTTAACGTAGGGGCCATGGCTAGCACGATCTACGTGCGCCGCCCTAATGGCTGGCATGCAGTCGATCAGCTTACCGGCATCTACGATACGCCAAGCCTGATCACAACCATTGATGATCGCTATGTCGGCCATCAAATCACGATTTATCCCGATGCGTCGGGCAAGAGTCGCAAGACCGTCAATGCCTCAACGTCTGATATTGCCCTGCTTCAACAAGCTGGCTATCGAGTAAAAGCGCCCAACGCTAACCCGCCTGTGAAAGATCGCATCATGGCGGTTAACGGTGCGCTGAGTCGTGGTGATTTATGGGTCAATGACCGCAAATGCCCCGACGTGGCGGCGTGCCTTGAGCAGCAGGCATATGACAAGAACGGCGAGCCGGACAAGCAAGGCGGCTTTGACCACCAGAATGACGCAACCGGCTATATGCCAGCCTTTGAAATGCCTATTCGCAAACCCGTCGCAAGCGTCGGCCCAATCCGTTTTATGTGAGGACACTTCATGCCTGCCGATACTCTCCACCCGCTATACCTAGCGCACGAAGACCGCGCATCGCGGGTGCGGGATGCTGTGGCCGGAACCGATGCCATTAAGGGCAAAGGTGAGCGCTATTTGCCCAACCCTTCCGGCAAGATCAGCGCATTGCCTGAGCGTGAGCGTGAGCAAGCCCAGGCACGCTATGACGCCTACAAGAATCGGGCGTTCTGGCTCGGTGTGACCGGACGCACGCATGAAGGCTTAGTAGGCGCTGTGTTCCGCAAAGCACCGACCGTTGAGCTACCCAGCGTTATCGAGTACATGCGTGATGATGCAGACGGCTCCGGCCTAGCGTTGGAGCAATTTGCTCGCCTGATTACCTCATCGCTAATGAAATCAGGCCGTCACGGGGTGCTAGTGGACTACCCCGAAGCAGAAGACGGACTGACCCGCGAGCAAACCGCAGGGCTGAAAGCCACGCTGCGCAGTTATGACAGCGAGAGCATTATTAACTGGCGGCGTGAAGGTGAAGCACTAACGCTCGTGGTACTAAGAGAAGTCTACGAGAAAGAAGTCGATCAGTTTGAGCGTGACCGTGAGTTTCAGTATCGCGTACTGTCGCTGGAAGATGGCCGTTATGTGCAGACCGTCTACCGCGACAACAAGGAAGTGCCAGCGGCGCGCATAGAGCCGCGTATGGCGAACGGTCAAGCATGGCCGGTGATTCCGTTTATCTTTGTTGGCGCTGTCGCTAACGACGAAACCCCAGACAAGCCGGTATTACTCGACCTTGCTGATGCCAACATTGCGCACTATCAGTCAAGCGCTGATCGCCGCGAAGGCTCGCACACGGTAGGCCAGCCCATGCTCGTGATCGACATTGGCGACATGAGTACACATGAGTTTCAGGAAGCTAACCCGGCGGGCGTCTTGTACGGCAGCCGCTTTGGCCTGCAAGTCAAAGGCGGCAAGGCTGAATTGCTTCAAGCACAGCCGCACGACATGGCGCGCCAAGACATGCTTGATGCCCGAGAAGATATGAAGGCTATCGGTGCGCGGCTTATTGACAGCAAGGGCGGCAATGAGACGGCGGAAGGCGTTCGCGAGCGCTCGGGTGCTGAGCACTCCGCCCTGGCTAGTGTCGCAGTCAACGTAGGTGACGCACTAGAGAAAGCGCTAGAGTACGCGGCGCAATTTATGACCGCTGCTGATGTGTTTGAGCAGATTCTGATAGCGCTAAATCAAGAATTTTACCCAGAAGGCACAGACCCGCAAATGGTGATGGCTCGCATTGCTGAGTTAGACCGGGGGCTGATTGCCGACACCGATTACTGGCAGTGGGCACGAAAGCACGGCTTGATTGATTCTGATCGTGATGATGAGAGTTTGCGTGCAGATGTGCAGGCAGGCGGCACTAACTTAAACGCCATATGATATAATCATGCAGTGGCTAGGCCCGTACAGCCGAAAAGCGGTTACCTCACCGCCTGCCACTCCCATAAACGAGGTGATCGAAGAGAGGTATTCGATATGAAGGTAATCATAAACGACCTAACTCACTCAGATACTGCATATAACTACGCGCTGGCTATTGCCGCCGGGGTTGGTGAGTTTCAGTTAAAGAAAGGCAAAGCACCTAAACTCGTTTCCAGCGGGCGCGGAAGATGGCTTTGGCTTAAGAGACAGATAGACATTAAGAACGATGCGGGATGGCTGATGGCAGTCATTGAGAAGGAAGAGATTAGCGTCTCGCACGCCTCGCTTGGGAATCATAAGGGCGAATGGACCGCCCGCTGCCCCGCCAACACTCTCCACGGTTTCAGCAAAGATACAGAGCATGTATCGCCAGTGTTTAAGTGGGCCGTGATTGGCGCGCTCCTAGATCGATTGCATGGCTCTATAGACCTGCCTGATGATGTTTATGCTGTATACCTAGCTGAGACGAAAGCCTATAAAGATTGGGCTAGGAAGGTTGATTCAGAAAACCCAACAATGGCAGAGATTGAGGCTATGGGCGCATTCGACGGAGTTGAGTTCAGCTAGCCGCACGCCATTAGCAAAAACACAAGAGCCCAGCCAACGCGCTGGGCTTTTTCATGCTCGGAGCCTGAACAATGACAGCCGATTTTCGCCTACTTGAGCGGCTCATAAGGCACCAAGTGTTAGTTCAGCGCTTTTCAGGCTCGCAGATCAAAGCCGCTATGCCCGCTATCAGGAAGCTCGCCAAGGATTTACGGCAGCGCATTGCAGGCGGTGATGCTACCGAGTTCGCCATGGGCCGCATGGTCGCGCTTGAGCGTGATATTCAGCTGCTTGTCGCTACGGCAACCGATGGCATTCAGCAGGTATTAGACCTTGAAGACTTCGCTGTACAAGAGGTCGAGTTCACACAGCGGCTACTCGGTGCAGCGGTAAGCGTTGACCTTGCCGAAGGCATTAACATGGATATGGTGCGTGCGATTACCACGCGCCGCCAGATGCAGCTCGTTAGCGGCGATACGATCAAGCGGCTGACGATTCCCGCCATGTTTGATGAGTTTAGTGAGGCAGTGGGCCGTGATGCGCTGCGCATCGTGCAGGCAGGTGTGCTAGAGGGTCGCACACAGCAACAAATGTCGCGTGACGTTGCCAAGCTGGTCACGACGCGCAGCCGACGCCAAGCAGAGACAGTGATACGCACCGCAACGAATGGTATTGGAGGAGCAGCGCGCAACGAGGTGTATGCGGCCAATAGCGACATTCTCGAAGGCGAGAAGTGGACCTCTACACTTGACGGAAAAACGAGCGCTGTATGTCGCTCGCGTGACGGAGAGGTGTACAGGCTCAATCAAGGCCCACGCCCGCCTGCACACTATGGCTGCCGCAGTCTGATGCGGCCTATCGTCAAAGAAGAGTACCGCATTGCAGCCGTTGGGCAACGCGCTTCCATGGATGGGCCGGTTGATTCCCGCGTCACCTATGGCGGCTGGCTTAAACGACAGCCTGACGCGTTCGTTGATGACGTTCTCGGCCCAAGGCGTGCCGAACTTTTCCGCTCCGGCAAGCTGCGCATTGATCAATTCACCGACGATGCCGGAAGAAGCCTAACGCTTGAGCAGCTACGACAGCGATACGATTTAACCATGCAGTAGCAACACCACATCACTACAGCCCTGCTTTCGAGCGGGGTTTTTTTATGGGCGCGCGGGGCGTGCCTGAATCAACGTTCGGGGAACGTGAAACATGCTGAAGTTCAAGATCACTAAAGACGAGTTTGCAGCACTGGATGAGGCGCAACAGGCACTTTACGCCGAAGCGGGCGACGGTTATCAGCTGCAAGTGGACGGCATTGACGATGGGGCTGAACTAAAAGAAGCCCTGCGCAAGGAGCGCGAAGAGCGCGCCGAAGCAAAGCGGAAGTTAAAAGAATTTGAATCCGACGCTGAGCGCAAAGAGCGCGAGCGGCTAGAGCAGCGCCAAGAATGGGAGCAGCTCGCCAAGAGTGAGCGAGAGCAACGCGAACAGCGCGATAAAGAGCTAGCAGAGCTGCGTGATGAGGTGGCTAACGGTAAGCGCACGACCACCGCAGAGAGCGTAGTTGCTGGCCTGATTGACAAAGAGGCAACCGGTGGCGTGCAGCGCTACAACCTGCTACGCAAAGAGGCGATGCAACACATTGCCCATACACCCGATGGCATCAAGATTAACGGGCCTGATGGCGAGGCGTGGGACGCTAAGCGATTGGGCCAGTATTTGAGTGAAACCTATCCATTTCTGGTGGATGGCAGCAAGGCGTCTGGGGGCGGTGCTCCTGGATCGAGCGGCGGCGGGGCCGTCACGAAAAAGTTTGACCAAATGGACGCCGGTGAGCTTTCCGCGCTCCGACAGCAAAACCCAGACGTATATCAGCGTCTGCGTGACGAATACCACAACCGCTAAGAGGTAACACCCAATGGCTACTGTTCGCCTATCTGACATTATCGACACGACGGTCTTCCAAGACCTTCCCCCTGTAAATGACCCCATGCTAACCCGGCTGCTGCAATCCGGCGTTATCACCCGTAGCGCGCTACTGAACAGCATCGCAAACGCTCCCGGCCGCATGGCTGAGCTGCCGTTCTGGAATGATCTTGACCCTAACGACGAGCCGAATATGTCTAACGACGATCCGGCCTCAACTGCTGCGGCCAAGAAAGTCGTGCAAGGTAAGCAAATTGGCTATGTGTCTTACCTTAACCAGGGCTGGTCTGAGACTGACCTCGCTGCTGAAATGGTAATGGGCGGTCGCGCCATGAACCAAATCCGCAGCCGCGTAGACACCTATTGGAACCGCCAGTGGCAGAAGCGCTTGATCTCTGCTGCGCTGGGCGTTCTGGCTGATAACGAGGCAAACGGTGCAGGCGACATGCTTTATGCCACCACCACTGACCCGTTCACTAAAGCTGGATTCATCAAGAGCGCTGGCACCATGGGCGATCTACGCGACCAGATCACCGCAATGGCTGTGCATTCCAGTGTGCGCGATCAAATGGACTTCAATGACCAGATTGATTATATCCGCGACAGCGAAGGCAATCTGATTGGCGAGTCTTATTCAGGCAAGCTGCTTATCGTAGACGATGGCTTGCCCGCTATCGACGCAGGCACAGGCAATATCGACTACATCTCGGTGCTGTTTGGTGCAGGCGCGTTTGGTTATGGCGAGGGTACACCTACCACGCCAACTGAGGTTGAGCGCGAGGCATCTCAAGGTAATGGTGCCGGTGTTGAAACGCTGTGGAGCCGTAAAACGTGGTTGCTACACCCGTTTGGCTATCAGGCGTCCGCGCCTACTGGACAATCGCATACCCGTGCAGAGCTTGAAAGCGCTGCTAACTGGGCTCGCGTCGTGCCGCGCAAAACCATTCCTATGGCTTTCTTGCGTACTCGCAATGACGGCGAAATCCCGACCACATAACCGAAAAGGGCTGGCCTTCGGGCTGGCCTAGCTTGAGGTAATGCTATGAGCAAGACACTGAGTTTTGAAGAGGTGCAGCGTCGCCAGCGTGAAAAGCGACAGGCGGCGCAAAAGCCCAAGCCCAAGCCTCGCAAAGATCCGGCTGAGGAGTAGTTTATGACCGAGTACGTCACCACTGCTGATGTCGAGGGCGTGCTCGGCACTGACTGGGAAGGCGCAGGCGATGCAGCACGCGCCATACTTGAGGCTAATACGTGGCTGACCTCGCGCCGCGTCAATGCCAGCGACCCTGTAGAGGCTGACATCATCACCGCAGGCGCGTATCTCGCACAGATGGCTGCCGAAGGTGCGCTTTATGCTGACCGCACGCCAGCGCTCAAACGCAAGCGCGTAAAGGCAGACACGGTAGAAAGCGAGCTTGAGTATCAAGACAACGCTACAGCCAGTAACGGGCGTTTACGGCTCGTTCTCGACCTATTGCGGCCCTACCTGCCAGCGGGTGGTGGTTCGACGTTCGATGTGAGGCGCGCATGAGTCTACGCGACGACATACAGGCCGACATTGCCGAGGCGTTCGATAATGACCTTGCCGATGCAGTGACCAGCTTCACCGGCTCGCGTGAGACAGCCGGAAGCTACGATCCGGTATCTGGCACCACTAGCACAACGACCACGACATACATCGGGCGCGGCGTGTTTGACGACTACTCCATTCGCGAGATAGACGGCCAGCACATCAAGCGCAGCGATCAGAAATTAACGGCGCTGCAAAATGAAGTGACGGACATGCCGCAAGTGGATGACACCATCGACGGTTTCACGGTGATTAGCGTCGGCAACGACCCCGCCGCGGCGACGTACACCATTCAGCTGCGCAAAACGTGAGGTGCTTATGGGGTGGAGCAGACTATTAGGCGGCTTCGTTAGCGAAGTGGAAAAAACACAAAACAAACGCCTTCGCGCTGCGGCTATGCAGGCGTTTAGCGGCGTGATTGAGAGATCGCCGGTTGATACCGGTGCCTTTCGCAGCAATAACACGGTAAGCGTAGGCACGCCGGACTATAGCGCTGATGAGAGCAAGACCGACGACCCGCTTGCAGAAGGTATGCAGATCATCGGGCGCGTCAATAACGCATTCGGGGTGATATACGTTCAGAATAATCTTATCTATGCCGAGGAGCTTGAAAATGGCAGCTCTGGGCAGACCGGCAACCGCCCTGGTGGCATCTATGCCGTCACGTTTAATGACCTCAAGGAAGCCAGCCGATGAGCTATGTCAGCATACGCGCTGCTATCCAAGGGCTTATCTATGGTTGGCCTAATGCGCCTATTGCTTGGGATAACGCGCCGACGCCCAAGGAAGCCTTGGAAGCACAGTCTAATGGCGACCCATGGGTAGCGCTGACCATCCTGCCAGGAACCACGATAACAGCCAGTATTGGCTCATCGCCGAATGTTCGCCAAACAGGGCTGATCGCTGTGCAGGTATTCGTCAAGCCTGACACCGGCACCATTGCGGCATACGAGCTGTGCGATTCACTGGCCGCCCTGTTGCAGCACAAGCAAAGCGGCGCACTTGAAACGCTTGCGCTTAGCGTGACACGCACTGGCGAGATGAACGGCTACTTCCAGCTAAACGCCACCGTGCCGTACCGATACAACTGACCTCCCCACCAAGCACCACCCAATACCCGGCCTCTGCCGGGTTTTTTCATTTCTGAAACCCGCAAGAGGTAACACCCATGAGTGAGAGCAATAGAGTTCGCATCGCCTACCGCGAGGCTGGCAGCGTAGAGCCTTGGCAAATTATTCGCCGTACTGGCGACGCGCTAACCGCTGGAACGGAAACTGTTCGCTCGGATGAGATTCGTAGCGACCGACAAAGAAGTGGGCAAAAAGCTACGACGATCACAGCGGGCGGGACTTTGGACTTTGAAATGTCCAGTGGGTCATTTGATAGCTTCCTGGCAGCCGCGCTTTGCACTGACTGGACAACTGACGTACTGACCGTTGGCACCACCACTAAGCGCTTTGACGTGATCAAGAGCTACTTGGCTGATGATGAGCACATCGTCTTCAAGGATATGGAAGTTGGCCAGCTATCCCTAACTGCTGAGTCAGGCCAGAAAATCACCGGCCAGATCACGTTTGCAGGCCGTGAAGTTGATGATGATTACGATATTACAGGCGACACCTTCACCGAGGCCACGACCGGCCTAATCTTCGACTCATCCAACAACCTGAACGGCGTGACCGTTGACGGTATGCCACTGAGCGGAACGGTGTTCAAGGCGCTTGGCTTGACGATCAACAACAACCACCAGACTGACCAAGCCGTTGGCGAGAAATTCCAGAACCATTTCAAAGGTTCGTGCGACATCACCACCACTAGCACGATTCGCATGGCATCGGCGGCGCTTGATCTATGGCGCTCCTCCACGCTTGGCAACGTGCCGGTAGCGCTGGCGTTCAACATGGCCGATGGCAACGGCTACTCCTACGCCTTTGAGCTTGGCGAGGTGTATCTATCCACTGAGCCGCCTTCCGGCGCGCTTGACGCCATTCTCGACCTGTCAGCAGACGGCACAGCAGCCGTTGATAGCACTGGCGAGATGATAACGATTACGCGTGTGACGGTTTAACCAAATACGGCGGCTTGAGCATGTCGTCCGTGTGCTCTTGCTGCCGTTCTACTCGCAGCACCAACGGACACGTAACACCAAACTCAACGGACACGAAAGGTATTTATCATGGCTTTTAACGCAAAACGCTTTAACACTGACGCATTCACCGATGGCGTATGGGTAAACATCCTTGGCGGCGAGTTCAAGGTTGGCCGCGCTGGAAACCCACATTATGAGCGTGCGCTTGAAGACAGCGGCTACCGTAAGCTAGACGACCCAGCGGAAAAGCAGCGCGCTCTCTACACCGCTATCGCCAAAGGCGTGCTGAAAGATTGGCGCGACGTTGAAGACGACAAGGGCCAAGCTATCCCGTTTACTGTTGACAATGCCGTTGACGTTCTCATGGATAACCCTGACTTGGTTGGGCGTCTTTTGAGCGAGGCTAACGACTTATCGAATTGGAAGAAGGATGACGTGAGCAACCAAACAAAAAAGCCACGCAATTCATCTCCTGGCAAGCCCGCTTCCAGCGAGTAGGGCAGTCTCTTGAGGATGCCCAACAGGAATATCGGCGCGATGCTGAGTTCTTAGGCGTTGCTATCGAAGTGCCTGAGCTAGATGGGCGCACGTCCTTTTGGATGAGCGCCTTCGGCATCCTCAACCGCACCCGCCCGGCTAGCATGGGCGGCGTGCCACCGATTAACCCTGTCACCGTGCTTGACCTTGCCGACCGCCTGCAATGGCCTTGTCAGCCAGACGAGGCGCTGACGGTAATAATCGCAATGGACGACGAGTGGCGCTCTATGCAGCAAAAGGACTAGACTGTCTCCTAATTAAAATACGGGAGACAGGCGTAATGATTGGGATAATTCTATTTTTAATACTGGTGCTGCTCATCTATGCGACTGGATTACTGCCGGGCGTAATGAAATTTATATCTGGTTTTTTTGCGCTAGTCATTGTCGCATTTTCGGCAGCGGCATTTGGGTGGCCAACAGTGATTGCCGGATTCGTCGCTGCTGTAGCATTGGCGTTTATTGCGCTTTGGTTAGTGGGGCGCAACGTCAATCGGCCCATTGCTGTTAAATCCAATCACACCGACATCCATCAACAGCTAGAAAAAGTCAACAAAGAAGAAAGGCAGCGCCGCAACAGATAACGCCACCTTAAATCAGATAGGTACACAGACCCGCTTCGGCGGGTTTTTTATTGCTTGAGGATTATTTATGACGTATCGGAGTCGCTTGGAGCTTGAGATTGACAGCCGTGGCGCGGAGCGAAACCTGCGATCTTTTGATCAGCGGCTCCAAGGGACTGAGCGTCGCGGTAACGCCCTTACAGGCACGCTCGGCAAGGCTAGCGTTGCCATCGGCGCTATTGCGGCGGCGGCGGGCGGGCTTAGCTTTGGTCGCATTATCAGTGAAACCGCTGGCTTTGAAGACGCAATGCTTGGCTTGCAAGCCGTGTCTCGCGCTACAACAGAACAGATGAAGCAGCTAGAAAAACAGGCGCGGACGTTGGGCGCTACGTCAATGTTCTCAGCCAAGCAGGCCGGTGAAGCGCAGCGCTTTTTAGCTCAAGCAGGCTTTGAGGTTAATGAGGTGCTTTCTGCCACTCCTGGCGTATTGCGCTTGGCAACAGCGGCAAACATGGACCTTGCCCAAGCGGCAGACATAGCCAGTAATGTGCTAGGCGGCATGGGCCTTGCAGTCAGTGAGCTTGATCGCGTCATGGACGTGATGGCCGCTACTGCTGCCGGGGCTAACACCGATGTTTCACAGCTTGGGCAGGCGCTTTCTTTTGCTGCACCCTTTGCGCGAGCAGCGGGCATTAGCATCGAAGAAGCGGCGGCTGCTATTGGCGTTATGTCTGATGCGGGCATACAGGCATCACGCGCTGGTACGGGCCTTGTGGGCGTTATCCGTCAGCTATCAAACATCACTAACGGCGGCGCGGACGCGCTTTCTAAGTATGGCCTAAGCGTTGAAGATGTTGATATTTCTGCGCATGGCCTTGAAGAGGTGTTGCGGAGAATTCGAGATTCTGGGCTGGCTAGCGACGTTGGTTCAGCAATTGCTCTGTTTGGTTCTGAGGCTGGTGCCGCTGCGCAGGTTGTCGCCAATGGCGTTGATCGTCTTGACGAGTTTACCGACGAGCTTAATAACGCCGCAGGCTCAGCCGAGGCAGCCGCTCAGATCATTGGCTCAGGGCTAACCGGCTCTATGCGTGGCTTTAACTCCATGCTGTCTGAAACCATTATCAGCCTTGGGCGCGATGATGGCGTGGCGGGCGGCTTCCAAGCTGTCACTGATACCGCTACAGGTATGCTTGCTGTCTATAATGACATGCTGCCTGCTTTTGCCGAAGCTAATAAACTGACTGATACGCAAGTCGGCCGCATTGAAATGCTGGCCAGCGGGCTAGATACCCTCGCTACTGTCGGTCTGGCAGGAGCAACCATTGCAGCAGGGCGATTTGCGGCGTCATTAATTGCATCGACAACAGCTTTTGCCTCCAATCAAGTAGCCCTCCAAGCCAATCTTGCGGCTGGCGTAACCGCGACTCAACAAGTTGTTCGCCGCACAGCAGCGGAGCGCCAAGCATCGTTTGCCTTGCTCAGCACTGCAAAAATAGAAGCGCAAGCCACCAAAGGCACGGCAGCGCACACCTTTGCACTTCAACAGCTAAGCGTTGCTCGTAATCGAGCAGCCGCAGCCGCAGGCACGCACACCGCAGCGATGAATGCCGCAACGGCAGCCACAGCAAGAGCTAGCGTTGCAGCCCGAGGATTAGGCGGCGCGCTGGCTTTAGTGGGCGGCCCTCTCGGCCTCTTAGTAGGCGCTGCGGGCCTGCTATACGTCTTCCGCGATGAACTAAACCTGACCGGGCGTCGTGCTGGTTTAACTGAGGATCAAATCAGCGACCTACGCGACGAAATGCAGGATATGTCGCAAGACGATTTAAGCGACTCTCTATCCACTCTCAATTCGGCGTTGGATACCGCAACACTGAAAGCCGCAACAGCACGTGAAGAGCTTGCAAGCCTTCGCGCCGACCTGGGTCGTGGCGAGGGAGGGCTGTCTGTCTTTAGGGAGACTGATGCTCGTCACGAGTTAGCGGCGGCAAGCAACGCAGTAGCTAATGCTGAGCAGCGCATTGCCGAATTAAACGACCGCGTGAGCGTAGCGCGTGGCGAGAACGCTAGCCGTATCGAGCAAGCCGCCAACGCCTATGTAGTTTATGCCGACAGAATAGAAGAGGCGAACGAAGAAACACAGCTTGCTGATGAGTTTACTAAGACGCTCACTAGCTCCACCGCTGACGCAGCCGATAAAACCACCACCCTCGCCGACGCCTACGAATCCCTGCTCGACCGCATCACCCCGAATCGCCGCGAGGCTCGCCAGTACGCGCAAGATTTAGGCGTACTGAATCTCGCCTTGGCCTCTGGCCGCATGAATACCCAGCAGTACATGCAGGCCATGGGTATGCTGCAAGAGTCATTCCAGGAAGCGCAGAGGGAGACAACCGAGATAGCGGAAGTCACCGATGTGGCCGCGCAGGAAATGGCCCGCGCATGGGAAGAAGCTAGCAACCGCATTGACGAAACATTTGCCGATGCCTTCGCCGGTGCCTTTGACAGCTTCGATGACTTTGGTGACCAGTTACTAGACGGCTTTAAGCGCTTGCTTGCTGAGTTGGCGTATCAAGCCACGTTAAAGCCCATCGTCGTCGCCTTTACGGGCGATATGCAGAGCATGATGGGTATCGGTGGTGCTGGTGGCGGCATGAACTTCAGCAACACCATTGGCGCGGCTAAGAATCTTTACAGCAAAGGGTCATCGCTCTTAGGCATTGGCGGCGGCTCAAGTGCAGCGGGCGGACTATATGCAGGGGCTAATACTGGTGCGGTAGCGGGCACGCTATACGGTAGCGCTAATACAGGGGCTGCCGTGGGCGGCTTGTACGGCAGTGCGGCAACTGGTGGCCTAGCCTCCGGCGGCGGCTTTATGGGTGCCGCTAGTGCTGCGATGCCGTGGATTGGCGGCGGCTTACTGTTGGATAACGTGCTTGGCCTAGGTATTACCGACAGCATCACAAAAGCTATCGGCGGGCTGTTCGGCGGCGGCAAAACAAAAACCCGTCTACAGCTATCCACCGGCGGCTCAGCGGGATCGTTTGAAGACGCGGACCGCGGCGGGTTTGCTTCCGGTGCGTTTGGCAACGTCGGTTTTGATGCGGGCGGTTCCGAGCGTTTAAGCCGTGCGTTTGGCGAGAGCTTTGAAAAAATAGGCGAGTTTACCCAAACGATTGCCCAGATTGATGACGCCGTTGCAGCGCTATCGCAGTCGGGCGGCGAGCTAGCCGAAATGACCCGCGCTGTGCAGGAAATTAACCTACGCGGCGGTAGCGCCCAAGCGATACAGTCACAGCTAGATAAGCGCTGGGATGCTGCACTATCAGAGCTAAGCGGCGATTTCGGCAGCTTTGTTAACTCGCTGAATGGCAGCGTTGAGCAAGTTATCGCCCAAGCACAGCAAGCCCAGCAGGCGCATACCCTGTTGTCTAGCAGCATGCAGCGGTTAAACCTGCAATTTAACGCTACCGGTGCGGGCGCGTTTACCGCAGCAACCCAGATTGCACAGTACGCAGGCGGCGTTGAGCAGCTTGCTAGCCTGCAAAACAGCTATTACCAAGCGTTTTTCAGCGATGCCGAACGTGCCGCTAGCTTGCAGAGTGACTTAAGCAACACGTTGGCTGCGATGAATATGCAGCTACCGCAAAGCCGTGACGGTTACCGCCAGCTAGTCGAGGCGCAAAACCTCAACACCGAAGCAGGGCAGCGCAACTATGCCCAGCTACTGCAACTGTCGGGCACGTTTGACAACCTGCAAACGCTGCTTGACCAAACCGGAAGCGGTGTAGACCGCTTCGCTGATCGACTGAGCGAGCTAAACGACCAGATCGGCACGCTTGAAAACGACGTTCGCCGCGCTTACCAAGCATTTGAGCGTCAAGCATTTGATCAGCAAATCACACTGATGAACATGGCGGGCGACAGTGCCGGCGCATTAGCGCTACAGCGCGAGCGTGAATTGCTCAGCATTGACCCGTTACTGCATGAAACACAGCGCGTGATATGGGCGATTGAAGACGAAACCCAGGCCAAGCAAGACGCCATCGGTGCGGCTAAAAACTACGCATCTTCCTTAGCGCAAATCACTGACCAGCTGGCGAACACGTTCAACGGTATTAGCGCGTGGGTAGACCAGCAAAACGCCACCGGCGGCACGCCTGGCGCTAATCTGGCTGAAACACAGGCGCAACTAGCGCAGCAATTAGTGCTAGCTGAAAGCGGGGATCGTAATGCCCTGAGTAACATCACTCAGTACGCTGACCGCGTGCTGCAAGCTAACGACGCATACAACGCCAGCGGCACGGCAGGACAGGCAATCCGTGATGAGGTGCTTGCTGCGCTGGAAGCATTGCCCGAGCAAATCAGTCCTGAAGAATTTATAGCGGAGGAAATCAAGCAGGCACTACGCGAGCAGACGCAAGGCATTAGCAGCCAGTTGGGCGATGTGCTGCGTGGCGATAACCCTAGCAACATCGCGGGCAATCTGGCCGGTTACTTTGATACGCTAGCGGGCGGTATCGACGGCGTTCTAACCCGTGAGCAGCTAGGCATCGTCATGAGCGGCAAAGCGACCGATGCCGAGCTAAACGCCATCATGCGTGCGGTAGACCTCAATGGCGATGGCGTGATGAATGGCCTGGAAAGCGTCATCATTAAAGCGCTGCCGACAGACGTCATACTTGAAACAGCGCTAAGCAATAAGCTGACCGAGCTGGGTACTGATCAGCTAACAGAAGCGCAGATCCGTAGCGCCTTATCGCCTATCGCGACCGATGCTGAAATTGATCGTCTGTTGAACATGAGCAGCAGGGTGGGTGAGACTCAAATCAGCTGGCTGAAATGGCAGGACGGCAAACTCCGGGCAATCAATAGCGAGTCTCGCTACACCAACTATAGATTAAAGGGGCTAGCGAGAGGCATCGGCGCATCCCTGTCGCCAATGTTTGGCGAAATTGATTCAAACCTTGATGGCCTGATTGATTACAGCGAGTTTGGCAAAGCGTTTGCGGGCATGGCTACTGACGCCGAGCTAAGGAAGATTTTTCGCAAGCTGGACGTTGACGGCAACGGCACAATAAGCAAGCTCGAAGCATTGAATCGGTCTAACGAGGGCACTGAAAGCAACACTGATTCCATGGAGTCACAAGCGCGTGACCAGCTGACTTCGTTAAACGGGCTTGTGAGGGAAATGAGCCTCACCACTGACCAGTTCGTAGGGTTAAATAGCGGCATCACCAGCCTTAGCAAATCAATCAACGCACTGGGCGTGGCTCAGGCTGATATAGCGCGGATAGAGCGCGAGAAAAAAGCGGCTGAACAGCGAGCGAAAGATGGGATTGCAACTGAGCGAAAAGCATCTGCAATAGAAGGGCGAGGCGCTGACGCGAAAGCAGGGATTGCTAATTTTAACCGACTGCTGGGAGAGAGTTGGAATCAATACGCAGAAGACGACCGTGTTGACCGTTACCGTACTTACAACTGGATCACAGAGGACGAAAGCGCTTTTGTAAACCGGATTGAAGACTGGACAGACGCGGGTAGGTACTCAGCTTTTGCAGCACGCTACAAAGAGTTCAGGGAGGCGCGCGAGCAACAGCTAAAACGGGCGCGTGATGACTATAAAGCCTTGACCGGTAGTGCAGCGCCTTTTTATGACGGCGGCTATACCGGCGCTGGCGGCAAGTATGACCCGGCGGGCATTGTACACGCGGGCGAGTTTGTACTGCGCAAAGAAGTTGTAGATCAACCCGGCGTGCGCGGCATGATGGAGTCGCTAAATCGTGGCGGCATGCCTAAGCCAGCGGCTATTCCCCTGCCCAGCTTCCCAATGCTCGGGCAAAACGACGTACTTCAAGTGCTACAGGACGTTAAGCGCGAGCTGCAAGAAAGCCGCAAAGAAAACAAGCGCTTGCAGGAAGAAAGCAACCGCCATGCGGCTGCCGCCGTGCAAGTACAGCAGGCAGGCTTTAACGGCCAAATCAGCGAGACGAAAAAAGGCAACCGCTCGCTTGAAGACATGAGCGCAGCGGCCCGCTTGGAGGCGTCACGATGAGCCATTGGCTATTAACAGTCGAAGCACTAGACGGCGCGGGCAATGCTAAAACACTGCGCTTTAGTACGCCGGGTTACATGGACCCTAACCCGGTGGCGTGGCTGCAACGTATCCAGCAGCCGGGGCTTTTCCGCAGCGGTTTGTTTGCTGGCGAGCTGATCAATGTGGAGCGCAGCGGTTACGGCGAAACCACGCTCATCAACATCGATGGCGCGCTGAACTGGCTGGTGGACTACGCAATGGATGGGCGAAGGGCAACGCTGCAATTTGCCAGTGAAGGCACGCTAACGACGGTGCTGGAGGGCACCGTTGCCCGCGTCGCGTTTAGCAATACGCTGGTGTCGATCAAGCTTCGTGACCCGGTGGAGATACTGCAACAGCCCCATCCACTAACTCGCTACGCAGGCACGAACGTACTACCGGATGGGCTAGAGGGTACCGACGATAATATAGGCGGCAACGTCAAGCCGAGGCTATACGGGCAGGTGCGCAATGCTCAGCCGGTGGCCGTCAATACGTCAAAGCTCATCTACCAAGTCAGCGACCAAGATTGCACCGTCACAGCAGTCTACGACAACGGCATACCCCTGGATTTTGACGGCGATTATTCGTCACTTGCAGAACTGGAAGGCACACCACCAGCGGGAAGCGAGTGGAGCGACTGGGAACCGCCGCGCGGTAAATGGCGGCGCTATCAAGGCTATATTCGCGTCGGTGTCGAGCCGACTGGCCAGATTACCTGCGATGCTAACGCCCCGCTAGTCAATGCCGGTGATGTGATCGAACAGATCGCGGGCGAGTCAGGCGTCACGATTGAGACAACGGGCGCGCTTAACAGCCGTGGCGCGGTGCGCTTGTGGGTGACGGATGAAGCCACCACAGCGGCGCTGCTAGATCGTTTAGTAGCGTCATGCGCGGGGTTTTATCGCCTCACGGGCAATCAAACGATAGTCGCGGGGCTGCTTGCGCCGCCCGCTACGCCAGTGCTAACCCTGTTTGATCATCAAATCATCACGATTGACCGCGACTCAGCAGGCGCTGGCAACAACGGCTTGCCCGTTGGCCGGGTGACGTGGCAAGCCGACCGGATTGAGACCGTGCAAGACAATCTCGCCGGAGGTGTGACGGAATCGCGCCGCGCACGGCTAGCGAGCCAATACCGTGACGCAGTAGCGGTATCTAACGCCACGCTAACCCGCCACCCGCTAGCCGATGCCATCACGCTTGCTAGCGACCTCGCTAGCCGAAGCCATGCCCAAACCACCGCTAATGACGTGCTCACGCTGCTCTCGCCACGGCGCGACCGGCTCAGTGTCGTTGCCCGTGTGGTTGACGCGGGTGGGCTACAGATCAATCAAACGGTACGCATCGTGACGCCTCGCTTGGGTTACAGCGAAGGCAGAAACGTGCTGATTGTCGGCCGCGAGCTGGACGCGTCACGCAACCGTATATCACTCAGCTTATGGGGTTAACTGAATGTTAGAAGATGGAAAAGTCATCCTCTGCTGGCCCAATCACGTCAACAAGGCGACGGTTGGTGGCGGCAACTGGGAGGACGAGCTGCCCGCCAGTAAGCTGCTTGACCCTACGCTGGCAGAGCAAGCGCGCTCTAAAAACCTTGATCTAAGCAGCACCCAGTTGCTGTTTACGTTGCCCCGTTTCCGGCCAATTGGCGTCGTGGCAATGGCCGCGCACAACCTAACGGCCGTGGCACGCTGGCGTGTAACGGTGTACTTCGACGCAGCGGCAACCGAGCAGCTATGGCAGAGCGACTGGGTACGTGTATGGCCCGCTGTGTACGCCACCAGCGAGCTGGAGTGGGAATACGACAACTACTGGGGCGGTGAATTTGACGACGCCGACAGGGAATCGTTTACGCCCCTAGCCACGCTGTTTCTGCCTAGCCCGCAAATCGGGCAAGCAGTGCGCATTGAGATAGACGACACCAGCAACGGCGCGGGCTATGTGAGCTTAGGCCGCGTGTTTATATCCCGTGTTTGGCAGCCCACGTACAACATGAGCTACGGCGTGCAGTGGGGTTACGACATTGACACGCAGTTTGAAACGGCTGGCGATGCCAATAGAACCGAATACGCAGACCCTGCAACGCCAAAACGCACGGTGTCGTTTGCGCTAGAGCACCTTGATAGAGAGGAGGGTTTCCGCAAGGCACTGGCAGCACAGCGTGAAATTGGCTTGCACGGTGAAATCCTTTACGCCCAAGAACCGCAGGCGTCCCCCGAAAGTTTTGCAACAACGTTTATCGCTCGCCAAGTGAGCGTTAGCCCTCTATCTCACCCCTACTTCGGCACTTACGCCAATTCCATTGCACTACGGGAGATCTTATAAATGGTCGATCAAGTACGCTTTCCACCGTCTATCGGCGGCTCAGGCAAAACCTACACGAACGATGCTAACCCAGAAACCGGTGTTTACGGCGGCGGCCACCGGATAAACTTCTTCCCGATGTTGGCCGACAACTTAGCGGGTATTGGCTATGTCGCTAACTACGCCCAAGCCATCGACGGTGCTAAAGCCAACGCCGACCGCGCCGAAGATGCCAAAGGGTTTGTAGAAGCGGTGGTGGATGCCTACAAAGTTAATATTCTTGATCCGTTTAAACGCAGGTCAACGTTGGGAATGGACTTTGTAGAGGGTCGTTATTGGAAAGACGATGGCGATCGGTTTGAAACTAATGATCCAAACGAAATTTTATCAAATTCGCGAACCAGCCCTAAAGAAGTTAAAGGGGTTAATGATTCAATTGTTGAGATACTTGACGATAAACTAGCTAGAGAGTGGGAGGCAGGCGTTGCGCAAGGTGCATTGATTGAGGGATCTAGAACAAACTACGCATTGCGTAGAAATGATCTATCAAACCCATTTTGGGTAAAGGATGGGAGCACAACAGTAACTCAAGCTGGAGATCACTGGATCGTAGAGGGCGCTACTAGTATTAGCGTGTCGTCAGGAGCTGATGTACTGAGGTCACAAAGCGTTAGTATTCCGTTTGCTGAAACGTGCGCGTCAGTGGAGCTTAAAAGTTCTGATATTGCGTCAATGGAGGTTAGGCTCAGGTGGGTAAATATGACGCAAGGGGGAAATTACTACGTAACCGCCGAATTGAAAAACCACTGGCAAACGTTTGAATCCCCAGCGGTTGGAGCGGCTGGGGATTTCTGGAGGCTATACATCGGGTCATCTGAAAAGTTTTTAGCTAGAAACTTTCAATTTGAAGAAGGGCTTTATTCAACATCAAGAATAAAAACTATTGACGTACCTGTCACTCGCTCGCGAGATGATTTTTTATATAACCTTGGTAGTGAGTTTAACGGCAGTAGAGGAACAATATTTTTTGAACATGGAGGCGTTAATCAAATAAATACAGCTATGTTTTTTGCTATTGGGTCTGATTCAAATAATTATTTATCATTCGGCTACACCGAAAATAATATTGGTTATTTCGTACCGTTTCAAGCGAATCTCGGCAACGGCGCGGTAGGTAAAAAATCTCTCCAGCGATGGGCCGTTTCTTACGAAGTTTTGTCACCTGATCAAGTAAAATTGATAATCTGCGTTAATGGAAATGTAGAGATTGATCAGATATATGACGGTGATGCATCACTAATAAGTAGTTGGGATAAAATAACGATTGGTTCGCGGTTTTCATCGTTTCGTGCTGTTTCGATCAAAGCGTTGCAGCTTTACTACAGTCCAAAAGAATCAAGCGTTACAGAACTGCAGGAGCTATCCGCATTATGATCGATTCAATTTTATACGTACCCGATACGTCAGCATTCAGCGAATACGACCCAATGCCGGACGGCGCAACCCACACTAACGGCACTAAAGCGCTAATCTATACGCGCACTAAAGAACCAGTCACTGACGAGCGCGTTACTGTTTTAGCGTATGAAATTTACACAGGCACCGGCACTGCTGATCGTCTTTATGAGTACATTCAACAGCGCGGCGAACTAAACGCGCTATACCATGAGGTGGTGCCTCTTAAACAACTCTACTGGACTGACCCCGAAACCGGCGAAGTTGATTACGACGCTGCGATGGGAACCGAGTTTGTCAAATTCGGCATGCTCGCAGAATCCACACTGCCAGTGCCTAAAGCCGTTAGCGCCCGGCAGGGTATGGAACAACTAATACGGCTAGGGCTAGATGAGCAAGTAGACGACGCCATCGCCGACATTGAAGACGTTGTGCAGCGTAAGATCGTGCGTAACTGGTTAGACAAAGCAGGCGAATGGGAGCGAGATAACCCCCAGTTTGTCGCGTTTGCTAAAATGCTTGGCTTAACGGATGCGCAAACCGACGACTACATGCGCACAGCGGCTGAGCTATGA